CGGAACACGGCTATCGCCTACGCGGCACTAGAGGCGCTTCGGGAGTTGGGCGAGTCGTCAGGATGGCTTGACTTCTTGCACGAAGCGATGCTGGAAGTGCTGGCGCAATGACGCCTGAGTGCCGCCACTGCAGCCACGCCGAGGGCCGCGCGTCGATGCTGGCGGGCGGCGTCGTCGTGTGGTGTGCGCTGCATAGGACGGTGCCGACGCGGGTGTGTGGCGATTGGGAGCGCGAGCCGGGGAGCGATGACGAATGATCTACGGCTCCGTGTGCAGCGGGATCGAAGCCGCGACCGCCGCTTGGCACCCGATCGGCTGGCGTCCCGCGTTCTTCTCCGAGATCGACCCGTTCCCGCGCGCGGTCCTCGCGCACCACTACCCGGACGTGCCGCTGCGCGGCGACTTCACCGAGATCCAGGCCGGCGACCATGCAGCTATCGATCTTCTCGTCGGCGGAACCCCCTGCCAGTCCTTCTCCGTCGCCGGCCTGCGAGGCGGACTGGATGACGACCGTGGCAACCTCGCGCTCGAGTTTCTGCGCCTTGCTGATCGCCTGCGCCCCCGCTGGCTGGTCTGGGAGAACGTCCCCGGCGTCCTGTCGTCGAACGGAGGACGGGACTTTGGAGCCATCCTCGGGGGCATGGTCGAACTCGGGTATGGGTTCGCCTACCGAGTGCTGGACGCTCAGTACGTCCGAACACAACGGTTTCCCCGAGCGGTCCCGCAGCGACGCCGCCGTGTGTTCGTTGTCGGACATCTTGGAGACTGGCGAGCTGCCGCAGCGGTACTTTTTGAGCGCGACAGCCTGTCGGGGAATCCTGCGCCGCGCAGAGAAGCGGGGCAAGGAACTGCCGGACGCGCTGCACCGCGCGCTGCTGTCGGCGTCGACCTCCAGAACGTCGCCGTCCTCGAGGGCCTGAGCGGCACGCTCGACACAGGCATGGCGCGGGGCAATCGGGGGCAGGGCGTGATCGCGCCGGTCGTCGCGCGTTGCGACGCAACGCGCGAGGGATCGTCGCAGGACTGGGAGTCGACGACGATGGTCGCTCACTCCCTGCGCGCCGAAGGCTTCGACGCGAGCGAGGACGGTACGGGGCGCGGGACGCCGCTGGTGCCGGCGGGCGTGACGATTCACGGCACTGACGGCACGACCTCCGTGGCGTCGTTCTGCGACACGGCATCGGCGCTGCGTTCGCGCATCCCGAGCGGCGTCGAGAACAGCACGACGACAGCGGTCATGTCGCCCATCGCCTTCCACCCGACGCAAGACCCGATCTCGAGCGAGGGCGCGTGCCATGCCTTGGGCACTGGCAGTGCCCAAGGGTGCGCGACGGCGGCGGACGCCTTCGACGCCGTGCAGATCACCTCGCGTGCGATTCGCACGCGAGTCGAGCCGGGCCTGCCGGTGCCGACGCTGGTCAAGCAGTCGCGGATGCATGTGGCGTCGCCGATGGCGGTCCGTAGGCTGACGCCGCGCGAATGCGAGCGTCTGATGGGCTATCGGGACGACTTCACGCTCGTCCCCTACCGGGGCAAGCCTGCGGCCGACGGCCCCAGGTACAAGGCGCTCGGCAACAGCATGGCGGTCAACGTGATGGACTTCATCGGGCAGCGGATCGACGCGGTCGACAAGCTGCTGCGCGAGCTGGCGCGGAAGGGTGCCGCATGACCGACGTGTGCCCCGACTGCCTGAGAGCCGAGCGCGAGGACTGGCCCGTGTTCACCAGCGGCCTTTTCTGCTGCCAAGCGAGGAGCGTCGCGGAGGCGGTCGGACGCAGCGGCAAGGGCTACGACAGGGCGGCGGTGCAGGCGGTGCTGATCGCGCGCGTGCTGGGGCGGGCGAACGAGACGGAGGCGGCGGCGTTCATGGCGCGGTTGGAGCAGCTTGGTGTGGAGGTGCGGGCGAATGACTGACGGCATGGTTACGGACCAGATGATCGATGCGGCGCTGGACGCTTGGTGGCGCAATAGTCAATGGCGTGACGTTGGCGGCCAATTTGTTGATGACGCGCGCCGGGACATGCGCGCTGCACTAGTCGCCGCTCTTGTCGCCATGTCGCGGGCAACGCAATGAGAGTGCTAGTGGCGTGCGAATACAGCGGTACGGTGCGCGACGCCTTCCGCGCACTCGGCCATGACGCCATGTCGTGCGACTTGCTGCCTACCGAGGTGCCTGGTCCGCACTACTAGGGCGACGTGCGCGACGTGCTGGGCGAGTCGTGGGACCTGATGATCGCGCACCCGCCCTGCACGCACCTGGCTGTCTCGGGCGCACGCTGGTTCAGCGAGAAGCGCGCGGAGCAGGCCGAGGCACTGGCGTTTGTGCGGATGCTCATGCTGGCCGACATCCCGCGCATCTGCATTGAGAACCCGGTGTCGATCATCAGCAGCCATATCGTGCCGGCTACGCAGACGATCCAGCCGTGGCAGTTTGGGCACGGCGAGGTCAAGGCGACGTGCCTGTGGCTGAAGAACCTGCCGCCGCTGGAGCCGACGGACATCGTGGAAGGCCGCGAGCCGCGCGTCCACATGATGCCGCCAGGCCCCGATCGTTGGAAGGAACGCAGCCGCACATTCCCCGGCATCGCGCGGGCTATGGCGGCGCAGTGGGGCGTGCTGGCGGACGTGCCGGCGGACTTGTTTTCGGAGGCAGCATGACGGATCGGGAACTGCTGGAGGCGGCGGCGAAGGCGGCGGGATTTGGAGCGCCTGAATCTGGCGCCGTGTGTTGGACTGAAAGCGAGTACCCGCCCCGGTCTGGTAAGCACGGCGCGCTCTGGAATTACGTCGGCTACTTGGACACGGCGCAACTATGGAACCCGCTCACCGACGACGGCGACGCGCTGCGGCTGGCGGTGCGGCTGGGCATCGCGGTGTCGTGCCGAAACGGCAATGCACAGGCGACGTACCCGCTCGCGGACGGCCGGTTTTTTGCGCCGTGCGACGAGCCTGCCGGCGAAGATCCGTGGGCCGCCACCCGCCGCGTCATCGTCCGCGCCGCAGCCGAGATCGGGAACGCGCGCTGATGGGCGCGCGTGAACGCAGGCGTGGGGCCAGCGCGGAACGCGAGTTAGCCGCGCTGCTGTCCGAATCGCTCGGCACCGTCGTCAAGCGCAACCTCGGGCAATCGCGCGAAGGCGGCGACGACATCACCATCGGCCGCTATCGCATCGAGTGCAAGCGGCACAACAAGCTCGCCATCCCGGCGTGGTTGCGACAGGTCGAGGAAGCGTGCAAGGACGGCGACGTGCCTATCGTCGCGTTCCGCCAGGACGGGCAGCCGTGGCGCGTGGTGCTGCGGCTGGACGATTTTCTGCCGCTGCTGCGGGGGGATCTATGACGCTCATGTTTGCCATCAGCACCGACCGCAACGATTGGACGTGGACACCGTTCATCGCGCGCAGCCCGTGGCAGTGGGCGGCGTGCTGGCTGTGTTTCGAGGTGAGGTTCGCCAAGTGACGCCCGCACTGCACGCGATTGAAGATGACATGAGAGAGGAACTCGCCTTCCGCGCAACGTGCGACCCGCCCGACCGCGAGGCGTATGCGCGGTTCATGGCGCGGCTGGATGCGGTGCGCGAGCAGTCGCCGAGGGCCGATGTGTGGCGGGTGGAGACGCTGATAGAGCGACTAACGGGGTGCAAGCGATGACGCTGGACGAGATGATTGCGTGGCTGGAGAACGAGGCCACGCGGCAACTTTTGCTTGCAAGACGCGCTGCGCGAGCGGGATGGCCTGCGTCAGCCGCGCGGGACCGTGAACACGCCGCGACGCTGCTGACGATCGAGAACGCGCTGCGGGCGGTGCGGGATCTTACGCAGCAGATGCACGGCGAGGACCGGGATTACGGCGCAGGGTTTTACACGCAGAAGCGTTGGCGAGAAGCGTACGAAGGGCTGCGTCAGTTCTCGGACGTTTACGACGAGGAACTATGAACGCCACGGAGGGCTGGCTGATGAGCGCCGACTTGCGCTATACCCGCGACAGGCTCACGAACTACGGACGCTGGTCGCGCTCAGGCTCCGGCGGCCCCGCGACGTGCCAGTCCATCGAAGGGCGCTACCGTCCCGAGCGGCTGACGCAGGACGAGGAAGCGGACAGGCGCCGCGCACGCAGCGAGATCGATGAGCTGGACGCGCTGGCAGTGTGGCGCGCCATCCAGCCCATACGCGGCTTCCCACGGGCGCTCAATGCGGTCCTGGCGGGCGTGTACGTGTTCCGCATGCGGGACGAGTCGCTGCGGCGATACCTGCACCGCTACCATCGGATGCGGGTGCGGGCGCGGGACTTGACTGCGCTGGTGCATGAGGCGGAGGTCGCGGCGCACAATAGGCTGCAACGGCGCGCTTGACTTTGCCCACGGATTAGGCACAATGTCGGTATTGCCCGCCACGCACTGTGGCCTGCCATACCCGGCGCTGCCGGGTAGCGGCGTCCGCAGATAGCCCGCCTGACATCACGTCACGCGGGCTTTTCGCGTTTTGGCGCGGCTGCTAGGTTTCCTCCCCTGAGTCGCCACAAGCGACTTTCGCCCCGCCCGGCTTGAGTGTCGGGCGGGCGCCTTTTCATCCCAACAACCCGCAAGGGCTGGGAATCATGGCTGCACGACTTAATCCGCGCCATTCCGACATGGTGCGCTCCAAAATTCAGGCCAGTCAGCTAGTAAACCGGCTTACCGATCACGCACTTGGGAACGTCGAGATGACGGCAACGCAAGTGCAGGCGGCGAAGATCCTGCTGGACAAGACTCTGTCCAACGCGCCGCAGCAGACCGAGATCAGCGGCCCCGACGGGGCGCCCCTCGTCACCGAGATCCGGCTGGTCGATCTGACGCCAAGTGCAGGCTGACATCGCGCTGCCGCCGAAGCTGCGGCAGGTGTTCGTCGGCGAGGCGGACGTGCGGGGCGCCTATGGCGGACGGGGCAGCGGCAAGACGCGCTCTTTCGCCAAGATGACGGCGGTCCGCGCCTATATGTGGGCGATGTCGGGGCGCGAGGGCATCATCCTGTGCGGCCGGCAGTTCATGAACTCGCTGGACGATTCTTCGCTGGAGGAGATCAAGGCGGCGATCCGCTCCGAGGACTGGCTGCTGCCGCACTTCGACATCGGCGAGAAGTACGTCCGCACCCGCGACGGACGCATCTCGTACAAGTTCACTGGGCTGGATCGCAACATCGACAGCGTCAAGTCGAAGTCGCGCATCTTGCTGTGCTGGGTGGACGAGGCCGAGCCGGTCACCGAGGAAGCGTGGACGAAACTGATTCCCACGCTGCGCGAGGACGTGTCCGAACTGTGGGTTACGTGGAACCCTGAGTCGAAGCGGTCCGCGACGCACAAGCGGTTCCGTGAGGCGACCGACCCGCGATACAAGGTCGTCGAACTGAACTGGCGCGACAATCCAGCTTTCCCCGAAGTGCTGGAGCGGCAGAGGAAGCGCGACGAGACGCAGCGCCCCGAGCAGTACGACCACATATGGGAAGGCGGCTTCGTCTCGGTGGTCGAGGGTGCCTACTTCGCCAAGCACATCATCCAGGCGCGGCAGCAGAAGCGCATCGGTGCGGTGCCTGCCGACCCGCTGATGACGCTGCGGGCTTTTGTCGACATCGGCGGCACGGGTGCGAGGGCAGACGCCTTTGCCATGTGGATCGCGCAATTCGTCGGCATGCAGATTCGCGTGCTGGACTACTACGAGGCGGTGGGCCAGCCGCTAGCGACGCACCTTGAATGGCTGCGCGAGCGTGACTACGGGCCGAAGCGGTTGCAATTTTGGTTGCCGCACGACGGCTCGACGCATGACAAGGTGTTCGACGTGTCTTACGAGTCGGCGCTGCGTCAGGCCGGCTACAAGGTGACCGTCGTGCCCAACCAGGGCAAGGGCGCTGCCAAGGCGCGCATTGAAGCGGCGCGGCGCCTGTTCCCGTCCATCTGGTTCAACGAGACGACGACGCAGCCCGGCATTGACGCGTTGGGTTGGTATCACGAAAAACGCGACGAGGAACGGGGCATTGGCCTCGGCCCCGAGCACGACTGGGCGTCGCATGGCAGCGATGCCTTTGGGTTGATGTGCGTGGCTTACGAGCCGCCCAAAGAGAAGCGCCCGTTGCCCCGACCGAACATAGGCATCCGATGAGCATTGCGATCCACAACCGGCTGAAAGAGCTAGAGCAGCGCCTGGACGAGCAGCGCCAGCACAACGTCGAGATGGATGCGCGCATTGCCGAACTGGTCGCGCGTGTGGCGCTGCTGGAGGCTGCCCAGCGCGTCCGCAAGGCACCGCAGGCTGCGTAATGGCTCAGGACTTCGATCGCCTGCTGAACGCCATCGACGCGGCCGAGAGCGCGTCCTATGGCAGCGACAGCGAGGGCGAGCTTTCCGCGCAGCGTTCGCGCGCCATCTCGCGTTACCTGGGCGACTCGTCGCTCTATCCTGCGCCCGAGGGCACGTCGGCCGTCGTCTCGCGCGACACGTTCGATACGATCAACTGGATTATCCCGAGCCTGACGCGCATCTTCACGTCGAGCGAGGACATTTGCGTATTCGAGCCGTCCGAGCCGGGCGACGAGCAGCAAGCCGACCAAGAGTCCGCGTACACGTCGTACGTCATCCAGCGCCTTAATCCGTGGTTCCAGATTACGCACGACTGGTTTATGGACGCCTTGATGACCAAGAACGCCTATGCAATGGCGTACTGGGACACGTCCAAGCAAGTCGAGAAGGAGAAGTACGAGCGGCAGTCGCCCGAGTCGCTTGCGAAACTGCTGGAAGATCCGACGCTTGAACTGATCCAGTCGGACGAGTATCCCGACCCCGACTACGTCGAGCCGCCGCCGCAGCAGGTTATCGACCCGATGACGGGGCAGCCGGTCATGGTGCCGCCTCCCCCGCCGCCGATGGTGTACGACGTGGTGGTTCGCAAGACGCGGCAAGAGGGCTACGTCAAGATTTGCGTGCTGCCGCCCGAGCGCGTCAAGGTCGGGCACCGCACGTCGTCGTTCCAACTGGCCGACTGCGACTACTTTGAGTATTGGGAGATGCGGACCATCTCCTACCTGCGCGCGATGGGCCTGGACGTGCCCGACGAGATCGCGGACGACGGCGGCGAGACGGACACCGAAGAGGACGAGGCGCGCGACCAGTTCGGCGAGGACGTGGCCGACGGTGAGGACATCTCGCAAGTCGACCCGGCGATGCGCCGCGTCAAGGTGCGGATGGTGTGGATTCGCCACGACACGGACGAGGACGGCATCGCCGAGCTTCAGTACGTGATGGTCGTTGGCCGCACGGTGCTGTACCACGAGGAATGCAACCGCATCCCCGTGTCGTGCATCGTGCCCGCCCCGATGCCGCACCGGCACGTCGGCATCAGCGTGGACGACATGGTCTCCGATATTCAGGAGATCAAGACGATGATGCTCAGGCAGGGCATCAACAATCTGTTCCTCGCCAACAACCCGCGCACGATCGTTAACGGCAACATCAACCTCGACGACATGCTGACCTCGGTGCCGGGCGGCATCGTGCGCTCGGACGGCAACGGGGACGTGCGGGCTGATGCGCTGCCGCTAGTGACGCCGAACATTTTCCCGCAGGCGATGCAGGGTTTGGAGTACATGGACTCCATCCGGCAGAACCGTGCCGGCGTGAATTCGTACTTCACGGGCGTCGATCAGAACGCGCTGAACCGCACCGCCTCGGGCGTGGCGCAGCTTACGTCGTCGGCGGCGCAGCGTGTGGAGCAGATTGCACGGGTGTTCGCTGCGGGCGTCGAAGAACTGTTCAGCATCGTCCACGAAACGATTCTGAAGCACGGCCACAAGCAGGCGGTGGTGCGCCTGCGCGGCCAGTGGGCGGTCGTTGACCCGCGCACGTGGAAAACGCGGCGTGACCTACGCATCAATGTGGGCATGGGCACGGGCAACCGCGAGCAGCTCATGGCGCACCTCCAGATGGTGCTTGGGATGCAGTTGCAGACGCTGCCGCTAAACGTCACGACGCCCAAGCACGTCGCCAACACGCTGCAAGAGATCGAGAAGGCGGCGGGCTTCGGGTCGGCGAACAAGTTCTTCGTGCCGGCCGAGCAAGTGCAGCCGCCGCCGCCGCCGCCGCCCGACCCGAAGCTCATCGAGCTTCAGCAGAAGCCGC